TTGGTGGTGAAAGTATAGCAATCATGAATAAACTGAATGGCCAAATGCCAGAAGAAGTTTTATCATATTCAGATTTCGAACCAAACGATAATCATTATATAAACTATATAAGAGAAAAAGGTTGGCAAGGAGATTACATACATTTAGATGAGAACAAAAATCATAAACCAAAGAAAGTAGATATGGTCAATACAGTTTGTCCATGTGCAGGTTTATCTACACTATCAACACATTCAGCTGCTGATAAACCAGCAAATAATTGGATGTATGAAACAGCACATTTTGTTTTAGATAAAATAGAGCCAAGAGTTTTTTGGGGAGAGAACGCACCAAGGTTAGCACAAAAAACCGGTGTACCCGTAGTAGAGAAGCTACGAAAAATAGGGGAGCAGTATGGGTATACCTTTGTACTATTAAAGACAAAATCCTTAGTACAAGGGTATTCTCAAATCAGAGATAGAACCTTTTATTTCTTTTTTAAAGGCAGTCAGGCACCATTATTACCCTATGTAAACCGTTGGCCTAACGAAAGAATTGAATCAGTAATCACCTCTGGGCCTCGATCTGAAGCCGATCCAATGAATTATTTGCCAAATCAACATACTCCATCAGATTTGCCCTTCTATAGATACATACTTGAAGAGCTACATGGTGGTATAAACCATAGAGAATTTTATGATACATTGGAACATTCAAATAATTGTTTTGATTATATCGAAGATAACGATTCCTATGATAACCTTTTACCATGGCTAAAAGAGCAAGGACATGAAAGGCACTATAACATTATAGATAGAATGAATAAGAAAATAAAGTCAGGTGGTAATGTAATGAGAAGAACTACAACATGGGCTAAGAATTATATTGGAGCTTTTGTTGGTCATTTACCAGTTCAAACATGTCATCCATACGAAGATAGATATTTAACAGTTAGAGAGTCAATGAGAATTATGCATTTACCAGAAGATATGAATTTAGTTTCAAAAGATATCAATCACATATGTCAAAACGTACCAGTGAAAACAGCTGAAGACATGGTGCAAAACCTATTAGATTATTTTGACAATAGAGTTGACTTAATTGAAACACCTTACATGCTAATTGATAACAAGAAAAGAACATACGAATATGAAAAAAACAGTTTACAATTGACTGATTTTATGTTATAATATACATATTATGTTTAATTACAGGAGTGATATATGCCAAGTGTAGATTTAAGACCTCGTAAGAGGCATCCCAAAGATAAACGTCCGGCAAGACCAATGCCATTTGATGTTGCTTTGAGAAAATTTAAAAAATCGTGCGAGCGAGCTGGAATCGTCCAGGAAGTTCGAAAAAGAGAATTCTATGAGAAACCCTCAGCAAAGAGACAACGTAAACACAAAGAAGCTGTGGCACGTTGGAGAAAAAAAGAAAAATCCCTACAACTAAGACCAGAGAGGAGGTATTAATATGGGCGTAATGGATAAACTTAAAAAGAACTCAAGAGTGAGTTCAACGGATGTCCTAGCAGATTCAATGCTGTTTAAGGATAAAGATGTAATACCAACATCTGTTCCAATGGTAAACGTAGCTTTATCTGGAGATATGGATGGTGGTCTATCAAGTGGATTAACAGTTTTGGCTGGTCCATCAAAACATTTCAAAACATCATTTGCACTACTTATGGGTGCAGCATATTTAAACGAATATGAAGATGCAGTTATGTTATTTTATGATTCCGAGTTTGGTTCACCACAAAATTATTTTGAATCATTTGGAATTGATACAAGTAGAGTACTACATACACCAATAACTGATGTGGAACAATTAAAATTTGATTTAGTAAATCAATTAGAAGCAATCGATAGAGATGATAAAGTAGTTATCGTAATAGATTCTATCGGTAATTTAGCAAGTAAAAAAGAGTTAGAAGATGCGCTCAATGAAAAGTCTGTTGCGGATATGTCGAGAGCGAAAGCATTAAAGGGATTGTTCAGAATGGTCACTCCTTATTTAACGATGAAGAACGTCCCTTTACTTGCTGTAAATCATACCTATAAAGAAATTGGATTATTTCCAAGAGATGTTGTAGGTGGTGGTACAGGTATTTATTACTCAGCTGATAATATCTGGATTATTGGAAGGCAACAAGTAAAAGCTGGTACTGAAGTATCAGGTTATAACTTTGTAATTAAAGTTGAGAAATCAAGGTTTGTAAAAGAGCAATCTAAAATACCAGTTAGTGTATCATGGGAAGGTGGAATACAACCATACTCTGGATTATTACAAGTCGCTTTGGCTGGTGGTTATGTCACTAAACCAAACGTAGGTTGGTATGCAAGAGTAAACAAAAAGACAGGTGAGATTGAAGAAGGAAAGGTAAGAGAAAAAGCAACTCTAAATGCAGAGTTCTGGAATCCTATCTTTGAAGAAACTGATTTCAAAGAGTTTGTCAAAACCTATTATTCAATAGGACACAAACCTTTATTGGAAGTTGACCTTGATATCGAGATAGAGGGAGAGTAATGAAAATTGACGAATCCCACTACACTTTTGTAGAGAATCCCAATCACCCTATGACTGGTGTAAAGTTTACAAAAGGTAAATGGAAAGATGTCTTAATGACTTATGGCACTGTAAGTTTTGAAGAAGATGTAGAAAATGACCAAGGTAAGTTGTCATTTAATTATACAATCTTAGACCCAGCTGACCATACAGTCGATGAATTAAATGAAAGTGAAACATTTAAAAATTACTTAGGCGATGTACTAAGATATATAATAATGGACTCCCTTGAATGGGGACAACAAAATAACATAGCGAGGATAGGAATTGGAAACGACGAATCAACTACCAACTCAGATACTGAATCATCTACTCAATAACGAGGATTTTTGTAGAAGAGTTATACCTTATTTAAAGCCAGAATATTTTGATGGCACACATAAGAATGTTTTTGATTTAATTGTTAAGTTCGTTGCAAAGCATAATCGTTTACCAACATCAAAAGTACTTGATTTGGAGTTAAGAAAAGTAAATGCTCCAGAAGATATACTTAATAATAGTGCTCAACTTATTGATGCTATAAGAGAAAAATCTGATATTGATACAGAATATCTAATCCAAGAAGCTGAAAAGTGGTGTAAGGAAAAAGCCATTTACAACGCTATCATGGAGTCAATACAAATCATAGATGGAAAAGATGACATTAGGTCTGAAGGTGCTATACCTGAATTATTATCTGATGCTCTTGGAGTTTCCTTTGACCAACAAATAGGTCATGATTATATTGACAATAGTGAGGAAAGGTTTGATTTCTATAATCGAAAAGAAGATAGAATACCTTTTGATTTGGATTACTTTAATAAAATAACAAAAGGTGGTTTACCAAATAAAACATTAAACATAGCTTTGGCTGGTACTGGTGTTGGTAAATCATTATTCATGTGTCATTGTGCAGCATCAGCATTAGAGCAAGGTAAGAATGTTTTATACATCACATTGGAAATGGCTGAAGAAAGAATTGCTGAAAGGGTGGATGCAAACCTTATGAATTTACCAATTGAGCAATTAGGTTCATTACCAGAGAATGTGTTTAACGAGAAGATTAGTAAGATAGCAAAAGGTGCCATTGGAAAACTTATTGTAAAAGAGTATCCAACTGGCTCAGCACATACTGGTCATTTTCGAGCTTTGTTAAATGAATTAAAATTAAAGAAAAACTTTGAACCTGATATGGTTTATGTAGATTATTTGAATATTTGTGCTTCAAGCCGTATGCGCGGGTTAGGTGGAAGTATAAATACTTATAGTTATGTCAAAGCAATAGCTGAAGAGCTACGTGGTTTGGCAGTTGAATTCAATGTACCGATAGTCTCTGCAACGCAGACAACAAGGGCGGGATATAGTAATACAGACCTTGGGCTTGAGGATACATCTGAATCTTTTGGTTTACCAGCGACAGCTGATTTAATGTTTGCTCTAATATCAACAGAGGAACTAGATGAGTTAGGTCAAATGATGGTAAAGCAATTGAAAAATAGATATAACGATCCAACCAAATATCGAAGATTCGTGATTGGTATTGATCGTTCCCGCATGAAATTATATGATGTGGAAGAATCCGCGCAGTCAGAGATTATGAATGATATGACTCCGGACAAACCGATAAACAAGTTTGGCGAACGTGAAAATCCCGACACATTTGCTGACTTTAAAGTATAGGAGAAAATGTATGAACATGCTTAGTTCAGTTAAGGATTGGATACTAGCCAGATGGTCCGAAAGAACATCATGGGACGGTGGCGTAATCGTTGCAGTTTCACTATCACTAATCATCTTAGGTGATTTAGTATGGTGGGCAGCTTGGTTAGCGTTAGCGTATGGTGTCTATACCTTAGTTAAACCAGAAGTTTAACATAAAAACTATATAATGTGACGAATGCGGGGTGTAAAAACCTCGCATTTTTTTGGGAAGATATCTAGTATAAATATTAATACGTTCATCCCAATAGGGACGGAAGTAAGAAACCTGAAAACCTCTCACAATCGTGAGGATAGCAAGT